ACTTCTTGAGCAGGTACAGGGAAACTTCTCCATACTTCCCACATCTTATCTAAATTAGCTACGACTCTGTTGATATCATTCTCTAGAAGATACATAGCTTCATCTTCTGATATACCATTAGCATCTAAGTTCCTCCCCACACCTATTGATAATTTATTAGCACTACAATGATAAGGTTGACATACCAATCCCTCATTCTTGATTAGCATTTCTTTGATGTTGTCGTACATTTTATTTTTTGGTTTTTTCGTAGGTTCTAAGTGTTGACATACCAAGCATAGCCATAACGATTGTAGATAATTGGCTAAAGTCAAACTCAGGCGTTTCAAATTGAATTGCATTGACGATAAGAATGTATTGAATGATAGGTTCTAAGATAAAGTGATAACCGATTGAAAAACCACATATCCAACCAATAGCAGGGCGCCAGCCTGAAACGAATATGTTATTGTGTTTTGCTTCAACTTTATTTACTTCTAATTGTGCTTTGTTTAACGAAATTATTTCTTTCTCCAGCTCGTGGGAAAGTTTTACTTTTAAATCTTTATCAGCAACAAATTTATCTAATATGTCACCGACAGGTTGGATTAGTTTATCTATCATAATTTAATAATCAAGGTGATAATGCCACTTAATAGTATTAATATCACTGCACCCAAACCACCTTTAATAGACCAGTCGATTTTGTTAAGTTTAGCTTCGGTTTTACCATCTAAATCTTTAACTTGTTCTTCTATTTTTTTTAGTCTATTCCAGTTTTGAGTCCATCTTTCACTGCATTGGATTTCGTGTTTTTCTAATTCAACTCCAATATCTGATGCAGTGACTCTAGGCATTATTCTTCCTCTACTACCTCAGCTTCTTCATTTGTAGTATTGATAGCTCTATCAAATGATTGAATACATAGATTCTTATATTCATCAGTAATGACATAATCATCGTAGTATTCTTGAAGTCTAGCTAGTTTTTTACCAGCAATATTTAATTTAGCAGCTAGTGCCATTTGCTCTTCATTTAAATCAGCAGCTCTGTATTCTGTGCCATTAAATGTGATTATTACTGGTTCTTGGTTTTCCATCTTATTATCTTCTTTACTCATTTAACTCTCCTATAAGTTTATTAAAATTAAATTATATACTAAGAAATTATAATGATGCAGTTTCATTAGCAAGTTTTTTAGCTTCTTTAACTTCATCAGTCCATACTGTGTTTGCGATACCTTGTACTTCAGAACTTTCACCTGATACGTCTGTATCTGTATGTGTCCAGTTACCATCTTCATCTTGTGATGAGTTTACACATTCTAATGCGTGTCTATGAAAAGACCTTGATAGCTCTACACCATCTTCTTTGATGACTGTAGCTGTTCTTACTTGTATAGTTTTGTAGTCTCCTACAACTTCTATTTTATCTTCTATTATTGTTTTTGTTATTGCCATTTTATTTTCTCCTATGTCCGTACCTAGAATCCACTAGGTATATTAGTTAAATTATTATGCTGCAAAATAGCTCATTGATAATAACCAATCATAACTTCCATTTACAGTATTTCTTGAAACTTGCGTAAAATTACCACCATCAGTTTTATAAAAAGATATTGAACTAGCAGCATTACTAACATGACTAGATATTGCTGCACCACTAAGTAACGATGTTCCTGAATAAAAAACAAGACCTGTACGAGAAGAATCAGTCTGAGTAGCAGATGTAAAAGGTAAACTAAAACTTAATGCATTATTAGTTTGGTCGCTTCCAGTCCAGTTTATTCTTAAATCTATTGAAACTAATCTTCCAACTTTTGTATACGTTGCAGTACCAATATTAACACCAGTTAAACCAGTTGTGCTTGGAGTCCAAGTACCTTCTTCATAATCGTCAAGTTTGTTTGCTGAACCTGTACCTCCTAGATAAGCACCACCTGAAAGGTAGAGGTCTTTGAATCTATCACTGCTTGTACCTAAATCAATAGCACCATCTGAAGTTCCATTGTCTGTTTCTCTAGGTCTTAAAACAAGATTTTCAAAAGCAATACCAGTGTCACCACTACCAATTAACATAACTGAACCACTTGTTGATGCTTTAGAAGCAATAACACCAATTGTTGAGTTGTCTTTATCAAAAACTATTATATTTCCATCACTTGATAAACGATTTAAATATAAAGGCTGAGTACCACTTGCTGTACTTTCTTGAGAACCATTAGGATTAAATCTATGTCCTGCGGTAGCTGAAGAACCTGTAGTCTTACCCACCAACAAGTTGCCTGAAGAATCAATACGCATTCTCTCTGTATTGTTAGTTTTTATTCTTATTGGTGTATTGGAATGATTAGTAATACTTGTATCAGTATCATTATAAACTATTGAAAATCCTACATTATTTGTAGTTGTTCCCATAAATAAATCAGGTTGTGTAGAATTAAATATATGCAATCCATCTGCTGAAGGACTACTCGTTCCAATTCCAACGTTTTCAGACGAGTCTAGAGTAATACCTCTATTACCTAAAGCACCGCCACCACCATTTTGTATTTGTAGTTTGTTGGTGCTATTGTCTAAAAATATTTGTGCGTAGTTATCATCACCTGAATCACCAAGAGCTAGTATTGAATAACCATTGGTAGCACTACTTTTAATATTAATTGCTGAAGATGCAGCAGTATCACCAACTGTTAGATTTCTTGTAGGCGATGAGTTTCCAATTCCAACATTACCTGAACCATTTATATATAAATCTGTTGCACTATTATCACTTCTATTAAAATAATAACCTGATGTTCCACCACTTAATATTAAAGCATCTGCATTACGTCTTATAGAATATGCAGCAGAATAAGATGAATCGGAAAATATTATAGAATTAGAAAAAGTTGTATTCTCACCACTATCAATAGTTATAGCTGTAGAAGTAGCATTATCGTCAATACCTGTTGAAGTAAATCCTGTAAGCGTACCAACACTTGTAATATTAGGTTGGGCTGCTGTAGCTAGTGTACCTGTTATATTTCCTGAAGATTGAATAGTACCTGTAATATTAATATCACCTGTACCTGTTATATCGCTTGAGTTTAAATCTAAATTACCACCTAGTTGAGGAGTTGTATCTTCTACAACATTGTTAATAGAAACAGCTTGTACTCTTGCATCAGTATAATAAAGGTTAGAGCCTTCTGATAAGTCAGATGTAGATTTTGTAGCTAACCTAGTATCAAAATCAGAGTTAGCTCTTGCACTTGTATAATATAAATTACTGCCTTCAGATAAATCGCTTGTAGACTTACCACTAAAAGCAGAATCAAATCTAGCTGTTGTATAGTAAAGGTTGGTTGTTCCCTCAGATACATCATCAGTATCTTTTGTTGCTAGTCTTGTATCAAATCTAGCATCTGTATAGTAAAGATTAGTTCCTTCTGATAAATCGCTTGTAGACTTAGCAGTAAAAGCAGAATCAAATCTTGCTTGAGTATAATAAAGGTTACTGCCTTCTGCTAAATCATCAGTATCGTGATTAGATAAGCTAGAAACTGTACCTGTTACATTACCTGTAACTGCTCCTTCAATATTGGCAACTAAAGTACCAAGTGAATTAAGAGTAATATTACCTGTGGCACTACCATCTGCTGTTGTTAATCCCATTGTGAACTTATCAACTGATTCATCCCACATAAAGATACCATTATTCTGATTACCTCTATTTATTAACATACCTGAATCATTTACAGGAGTACCAGTCAGACCAGCATTTAACTGGAATAAGTTATCTTCTATATCTAGATTGGTAGTATCAAGTGATGTAAGAGTACCATTAACAGTTAGATTTCCTGCTACTGTTAAATCAGATGCAATCTGAACATCATCAGGTAGCGATAGTGTTATATCTGCAGACTCACTACCACTTCCTGACACTGAAATCTTATTAGCAGTTCCAGTAATTGTTTGAACATAGTTACCTGTAGTATCAGTTCCAAGTGTTACTGAATTAGCATCTACGCTTGATGCTTGTATTCCTAGTGCATCAACAAATGCTTTGGTAACTCTAGCATCTATAGCTGAATTAGCTCTTGCATCTGTATAGTAAAGATTTGTATTTTCTGTTAAATCAGCAGTTGTCTTATTGCCAAATGCAGAATCAAATCTTGTAGTTGTGTAATATAAATTAGTTGTTCCTTCACTTAAATCATCTGTATCTTTAGATGTAAAAGCTGAATCAAATCTAGCTGTTGTGTAATATAAATTAGTGCCTTCTGCTAAATCAGTTGTAGACTTAGTTGCAAGTCTAGTATCAAAATCTGTATTTGCTCTTGATGATGTGTAATATAAATTAGTAGTACCTTCTGCAACATCATCAGTATCTTTAGTTGCTAACCTAGTATCAAATGCAGAATTAACTCTTGCATCTGTATAATAAAGATTAGAACCTTCAGCCAAGTCTCCAGTATCTTTAGTAGCTAATCTAGTATCAAAATCTGAATTAACCCTAGCTGTTGTGTAATACAAGTTGCTACCTTCAGTTAAGTCACCTGTATCTTTAGTAGCTAATCTTGAATCGAAATCTGTATTTGCTCTTGCTGTTGTGTAGTAAAGATTAGTATTCTCAACAACTATAGAAGTATCAAGTGTTGATGTAATTGCTTGATTAGAAGCATTACCTATAAATATTTTGCCATTATCTAAGTTAGGAGTAGCGTTGCTTCTTCCAGCACCACCTACTTTAATAGAACCAGCACTTGCATGACTTCTAATTACTTTACCTATGTTTTGTATTTGACTGGATTCACCTGTTGGAGCTGTAGTTGTATAAGCACCTGCTGTTGTAGATACATAAAGTATTTGTCCTTCTGATACACCTGAAGTATCTAATTCTTCAATAGTACCAAAAGTAACTACTTGTAATGCAGCATTATCATTAGCATCAGATAAAGCTAATCCAAATGCAGGCATTTTAGAAGCATCATCAGCTTTAGCTTGACCAACTGTTGGCACATCACCTGATACGCCTGATATATAAACTACATCTCCTTTGCTTAAAGCACCATCTGCTTTAGCATTAAACCTTATACCACCTTCTAAATCACCAATAAATTCTTCTGTAGCTGTAATAATATTAAAAGTAACATCATCGGTAGTAGCTACAGCTTGTCCTATAGCAATACTAGGAGTAGAACCTTCACCAGTTCCACCTGTTACTGTTACACCAGTTCCACCTGACATAGATTCAACATAATCACCAGTTGTATCAGTTCCTAAAGTAATTGAATTAATTTGAACTACTGTATCTATATCTATGTTGGCACTACCATCAAAAGAAGCTGAACCTACAACATCTCCTGATAAAGATATAGTTCTTGCTGTACTTAGAGTATCAGCAGAATCAGCATTACCTGTTAAGTCTCCAGTTACATTACCAGTAACATTACCTGTTACATTACCAGTGACATTACCTGTTAAGTCACCTGTAAATGTATTTGATGCAGTAATGCTAACACCTGTAGTAATCCAAGCATTATCAGCAGCGTTTCTTATCTTTAATACGCTACTTGATGTATCTACCCATAATTGATGGGCAAATGTAGTTGTTGGTTCAGTTGCTCCACTATTGACTGTTGCAATAGCTAAAAGAGCATTGTTTAAGTCTGCTCTAAAATCTGCACCTGACTGGTTTGCTATGTTGTAATCGTGTTGTGCCATAATAAAATCCTATTTTATATATCTTAAATCATTCAAGGATGGTTGGAAATATAACATCAGCAATATTATTCACTAGCTGTTTCCTCAATCCCATATATTTGCCATGTAAAGTAATTGTCTAAGTCACTAACTTGTACTTTTTCTTTAAACCATTCAATTACTTTTGTTTCAGTTAAATCTTCTACAGGTATAAAAGTATCAGGTAATCCTTCATGCTTATAAGAATAAACATTATCTAAGGGAATATGCTGTTCTTCAGTTAGTGATTGACTTGAATCAGTTTTATCTACTGCTGTTACCCTAACTGTAATATTTCTAACAATTTGTGTTTCATCATCAGCACTTAAAGGCATTGTTCTAACACCTACATATTCATAACTGTAATCAAAATTATGTGTTGCCATTAAATCTCCGAGAATTTATAAAAACCATATTGAACATTTGATAAGTACCTAGTACCACCATCACCTTGAGCTAATATGTATAAAGCTAATGTTCTACTTGTTGAACTTGTCTTTCTAACAATAAAATCTTTTTGTACCATTTTATATGTAGAATCAAATCTATCTACACCTGACCAAGTTTGTGATTGACCTGAGTTAAATTGTGCATAACCTGTATTAGCTATTGGTAAATTTGTTGCAAACAAAGCATCACTATAAGTAAAATCACTATCAAGCTCACCAGTAGTACCATAAGTACCATCACCTGCAACTACTGATAAAGTTTTAACCTGACCAGTTCCACCAAAGACTCTACAAAAAATATGATAAATACCTGCTTCTGTTCCTAAATCTGCAACTTTTTTAAGTCGCATAGTATTATTTGGAAAACCACCAATTGCTGTTCCTGTTACTGTATCAGCAGTAAAATCTAAAGCTAAATCAGTAACATTAATTCTATCTGCTGTAATAGTGTTTGCTAAAATTTTGTCATTTGTAATAGCGTTATTAGCTATCTGAGTTGTATCTACTCCACCTGATTTAATAATTAGATTACCACTACCATCAGTATCAATAGTGACATCATCTATTTGTATTCTATTAGCGTTTAGAGTTCCTGTAGAAACATTGTCTGCATTTATATTAGTAACATTTACAACTGAAGCATTGATAGTTCCAGTGGTAATAACATTGCCTGATATAGAAGTTACATTTGAATTAACCTGAGTACCATCAATAAAAGATTCATCATTTGTTAAAGAAGATATATTATCTCCACTAACAATAATACTTCCTGCTGTTATAACTCCTGATACATCTATTCTTGCTGCTGCTACAGTTCCAGTAGTAATAGCACCACCTGATATAGAAGTTACATTTGAATTAACTTGCGTACCATCAATAAAGTTTTCGTTATTAGTTAGAGTAGATATATTGTCACCTTGAACAACAATATTACCAGCAGTAATAATAGTTGAAGCTGATACTGCTCCTGTAGCTCCTGCAACTGATTGTACTGGTGCTGCTGAAGCTGCTCCTGATGCATCAACATAACTTGCATCATTGGTTAAATCAGAAACATTATCTCCACTTACTATAATGCTACCTGTAGATATGATGTCATTAACATTTAATCTAGCAGTTGCTAAAGTACCTGAAGTAATATTATCTGCATCTAAGTTAGTAACTGTTATCTGACTAGCATCTATAGTTCCTGCTGTAATTTTATTGGCAGATAATGAATTAATTTTTGCATCAGTAACAGCATCATTTAATATTTTAGGGGTAGTGATAGCATCATTTATTATTTTATCTGTTATAACTGCATCATCTTTAATATCAGCACTTCCTGTAGGAGCATCACCAATAGTAAAAGTTAAAGTAGCTGCATCAGATTCAGAACCTAATACATTTAATGAACTTACACTAGCAACATAATTAGAAGCAGTAGGTACAAAGTTTAAATCACAATTTTCTACATCTACTATTCTATTTAAAACTTGATTGCTTGAGCTATCTACAACATTAACTCTATATTGATAATCAGGAAAGTCTGTTGGCTCATCCCAAGATAAAAAAGGTCTACCTGTAGAACTAGAATCAGTATCAGTAAATGATAATCCTGTTGGAGCTTTAACTGCATAAGCAGAAGGTAAGTTAGCTAATTCTTCTACTGGTTCTTGAGGTGGTACTTCCCATGTATAAACATCAAAATATTCTATTAAGCTGACTGCAACCAAACCCCTTGCTTGTAATTCTAATGCTTCTACTCTACAAATTTTTCCTGAAAATCCTAAAGGTGCATAAGTTAAATCTACTATATCTCCTACATTTAACTTATACATTTCAGGAGTTCCTAAGAACTGCATAGTTGTTTGATTTCTGCTTCTAGTTAGAATTGCTTTACCCATGTTGTAAGCAATATATGGGTCATTACAATATGGAAATTCGACTTTAATTTCTAATACTTCATCATTATCATCTGAGTAATATTCTGGACTAGCATCGTGCAATACTGTAACTGTATCTAATTCGTATTTTTTATTAGCATTAAAAAATTCAACCACTACTTTATTTGCTTTTTTATCTTTATTGCCATAATCAACTGATATACCAGCATCAGCAATAATATGATTATCATTAATACTAAATGATGATGTACCTGTATCTTCTATTGATAATTCATATTTGCCATCAATATACAGAAAAATACCCCTCATATTGCTGAGAAGTTCTTGGGCATTATCCATTACATTATTATTAGTATCTACCCAGCCATTAGTAGTGAATCGTTTAACTTTTAATAATGAAGAACCATTTTGCGAAGAATAATTGCTACTAAAATAACCATTTATAAAAACAATAAATTCTTTAGTTGTATCAAAATATTCGGTTCTTTGTATCTCTTTTATTTCTACCTCATCTAATACACCATTACCATTAGCATCATATAAATCTAAAAGCTCACCTATTTTGTTTTGCCACCAAGCAGCATTTGCACCTGTGCCTGTAATCGTAAAAAAATCATCTCCACTATTAGCAGACCAAGTTAATGATTGTGCTGAACCATTAAAATAAGGCTGGTCAACCTGAGTATCACAAACATTAGCAGCCGAGCTATATGTAGACATATTAATTTGAGATGCAGTTAAGCCTTTACCATATTCATTATTAGTAATGTAATCTAAAAAAACTAAAGCTGGATTATCAGAATGTTTGTAAGTAAATGGAGTACCAAATTGCTGACTTGCATCTCTTGGGTCATAAACCCTTTTTCCTTTTACTTGAACTGTTAATCTTGGTACACCTGACCACATACCATCAACATCAAACTTAAAATGGGCTGCTATGTAACAAACCCCATCCAACCTATGTGATGAAGTCCAATTAGGCATAGATGCAACAAGCATAGGGTCTGCTGATTGACTTGGATTTCCATGATGTAAATTTAATGTGATTCTGTATCTTGCGTTTTGATTAGTGCCAAATTGTCCTGCTCCAGCACTAATTGTTGAACCAACCTGAGATACTGTATTTAAAGGCTGATGCCCATTGTAACCAGTTTGATTGTTTCTATCTGAACCAACATAACTACCATATCTAAATTTATTAGGGTCTGTTAAGGGAGTACCATCTAATTCAATTGTTCTATAAAGAATTTCATCACATTCTCCAACAGATAATGCATAAACCATAAATAAATGTCTTGAATCATTGTTAGAGACATCCATATAAACAACTTGAGCACCTACCCTTCTTGTGCCATATACAACTGGAATCTTGCCACCAGCAGAAGTTTTATTAGCCAATATTTGAGCAGCTTTAGCCTGCATATCTTTAGCTTGTCTATAACCCTTGACCCCACTATAGGTACTATAAGCTGTTAAAGCAGCAGTTACAGGGTTGGCTGCAATCCATGCTCCAACCCTTACAAAGAAATCAACAACAGCTTGCCAAACCATTATTTACCCCACCTAACATCTGATTTAACCTGAGTTGCATATTCCATACCATCATCACCTGCACTAAATGCTTGTTGTGATTCTACTGAAAAATGCCTACCTTTAGTTAAATTCCAATTACACCAATGAGATGCAACATTCATATTTAAAGTACATCCATTGATGTTTTCAATAATAGCTACATTTCTTATTTGACCCTTGAAAAAACTTATTGCACCTACAATAGTTTCATCTGTATTAAAGTAAGCTAAATAGATATCTACTGTTTTATCTGTAAATGCACCATCTTGAACTAAAGACCTCACTTGGTCAGTTACATTTGAAAAACCTAAATTAATTTCATCTACCTGTAGTTGACCTGTTTCAGTTGTTGAATCAATAGTTAAAAAAGAACCACCAGCCTGATAACTGTTTGAATCATAGGTTACATTAGAATACCAATCAGTTAGTCTGATAGTAGATGATAAATTTAACTCAACTAAAAAAGCTGTCTTAGTTGCTGTTGATGATACTTGAGTTTGTAAATCAGTAGATAAACTTCTAGGCATTAGGTTATAACCTCTCTAACATCAAATGAAATACTATAAAAACCACTAGCATCTGTTGAATACATAATCTCATTATTTTCAAGATAAACAGTAAAGCTAGGCTTGTTTACAGTAACAGCTTCATTATCTGCTAGAGATGCTACTAGGTTAGGTGATATAAGAACAGTTAATGCTCCACCACTATCAGAATCAATATCTGATTGCACCATATAAACTTTACTATGATTGGCAAACTTAATCAAATCACCAGCTTTTAATGCACCTGTTTGACTAGCTGAGAAGCCATCTAAAGCAATAGAAGCATCTCCTGATGTATGTGCTCCAACTACTTGAATATCTGTTTCTGCTTTACCTGCACCTAAATTATCTAATGGTGCAACTATAGTAAAGTCCTCAAAAGAACCTTTTTGTTTTTGTAAAAATGCAAATACTTCTTGAGCCTTCTCTTGTTGTAAAGGTGGCATTTGCACTGTAAAAGAAAAATATTGACTACCTATTTGTCTGACTTGTTTTCTACCTGATAAAGTTTGATTTAATAAAGTAGGTCTATTATCTTTAAAATTTATACTTCTAAAATTAGGAGATGTTGGAAATTGTCCTGACATTATACGACTCCCATTTTGCCTTGATTATTCATGGCATTGTTTATGATTGATGTTATCAATCCTTTTCTTGATGCTAGTAACTGGTCAAATCCAGCAGCATCTACTGTTGAGATGTTAAAGTTGACTGTAGGTGCTGATTGAATAGCTTGACCTTTAGTGTGGTCTATAACAGTCTCTTGTGGATGAATCATAGCTAAACGACCACCCTTACCATCTAAACCACCTGCTCTTATACCATTACCTGTATAACCACCACCATTTAAACTTTGAATTCCATCTACTGCATCACCTAAACCACCACTACCAACTGTTGCAGCATTAGTTATAGCAGTTGTTGCCATTCCAACTAATTTTTGAACTACAAATATATTCATTAACTCATTTATAACTGCTCTAGCTACTGAACGAGATAAATTTTTAAAATCTAAAAATTGTTTGCTTGTAGAATCAAAAAAATCTGTAAATGCTCTTGTTAATTCACCCTCAACTGTATCTGCAAACTGTTTTACTATAGTTATATTTTCTTTTATTGAATTATTTATTAAATTTTGAGAATCAGTACCATCTTTTTGTGTTGCTTGTAATTTTTTCTCAATTTCAATTTGTTTTTCTCTTTTTGCTATTGCATCTTCTAACAATTCTTTTTGTTCTTTAGCAGCTTTTAATGGTCTTGTATATTCAGGAATTGCACCAAATCTTTTAATATTTTTTTCATTTCTTAATATTTTTTCGTTTTGTTCATCTAAAGAGCTATTTAATTCTTCTAAAGACTTGGTAAACAAATCAGGTTTAATTAAACCCATAGCTTCTGCGAAATCAAGAATAGCTTTTGATGTATTAACAAATGCACTTTGTAATGGAACTAAAACTTGTCGTTTTAATCTATTCATAGTGTCGTTAAATGCTTCAGCATTTCTTATTGTTTCTTCATCTATGATGCCAGTAGCAGATTCAGCTAAATCATCCATAGCCATAGCACCACTTTTTATAAGATTAGCCATTTGAATACCAACTCTTGAGCCAAAGACTTGAGCTAATAATCCACTTCTCTGTAAAGGGTCTTGTATAGATTCTAAGGTATGGAAAAATTCTTTGAATAAATCTTCAGTACTTTTAGTTTGACCACCAGCATCTTCTAAAGAAATTCCCATTTCTTCAAAAGCTCTTTTAGCTAAACCAGTACCCATAGTAGCTTCACCAACACCCTTAGCAAAGAATCTAAGAGCTTTAGTAAAACCTTCTGTGCTTATTCCTGATTGCTCAGCAGCAAATTGATATTGCTGTAAGAATGTTGTGCTTACATTTACAGAATCGGCAAGTTTACCAATATCATCAGCAACTTGTAATGCTTGATTACCAAATTGAACAAGCTGTCTAACAGCAAATACACCAGCAAAAGCACCAGCTAATTTTTTCATAGCTGATTGCGTACTGTTGATGTTTTTATTTACTGAATTAAAACCCTTTTTACTTTTATCTTGGGCTGTAATTCTTAATTTATAATCAGTTGCCATTTCTTATCTGCCTATTCTTTTCCTCTAAATATGCTAACCATCCTGTAAATTCGGATAAGGTCATCTTTTCTTCTAGTTCCTGAAGTGTGCAATGCAACATTTCAGCTAGATAGTATTTAGCAAATAAGTCCTTATCCTCTACTACTTTTTTGCTTGTTGTTCTACACTTGGAGCAGACATTATTTCAGTTGCAACTCTTGCAAGTACATCTTTGTCTACACCATTCATAAGTGTATGTTTATCTGATAGGTCAAATACTTTCTCACCATCAGAATCTAAGGCTTTATATATTAAGCAATAAGCCATCAATGCTACATCATCGTCTTTTGCATATCGTTGCAATTTAGACATTTCTGCTAGCGTTAATGGCTTTGCATATACTTTAAGAACCTCATCTCCATCACTCCACTCAGGTATCTCAATCTCTTTGATTTCTAAAGAATCAAAATGAGCTTTTGCCTTATCTATAAGTTTCATGTTCTTATACTGTTGTTGATGTTAATGCACCATTGCCTTGTACTGAAATACTAGCTTCAACCAATCCATCAAATGATGCACTTCTTGAAACACCAGTAACAATAGCTGAACCAGTATAATAAGTATCACCTGATGCATCTCCTTCAGGATATACATTAAGAGTTACTTCTGAGCCAATGGTTAAAGCACCTTGACCACTAGTAT